CGACGCAGTCCTCGCAGAGCGGGAACGCTTCGTCGTCTTCGCTGCTCGCGGGCTTCACTGTCAGCAGCAGAGCGTCTCGGTCCTTGCGAGTCATCGCAGCATACGCAGCGAGGCGCTCGGGAGCGTCGTCGTCGATGACGACGAGCGTCGCGAGTGCGCTTGCCTTGTCAGACGAGCGCGCCCAGGAGCCGTCTTTGCGTTGGTATACGCCGATGATGTTTTCTCCGTTTTGCCGGACATACATTCGCAGACCGCCCCGCTGAGTTCGTGCGAAGTCGAGCGCGTTGAGGTCGCCGAACGTCAAGGGCGTGACGTCGACGGCGACGACGACGTCCTCATCGTCGAGGGAGTCGTGGTCGATGACGTCTGCGCGTCCCTGCTCGATTCGCTGCATCATGCCCGCCGTGCCGTTCGCGATGTCTTGCGCTTCGAGATAACTCGCGACGCAGTCTTCGCACCATCCGTCTTCGTTGACGTCAGCGTCTCGGACAGCGTCGTCGCAGCGCAGACACGTCTGAACGGCCCACCCTCGTTCGACTGCGATGCTGAGCCCTTCGACAGTCAGCGCGACGCTCTTGATGTCTCCGTCGTCTTTGCGGTGCGCCTTGATGATGCTTACCTCGAAGCCCTCTCTGACGAGAGCGACGCAGTCAGAGACGCGACCGTTCCGCTCGATGTTGTCGATGCCGTGCGCGTTGCGGAGTCGGTCGATGACCGCTTCGAGGGTGACGACGATTCCGGGCTGCGAGAAGAACGCGACAGATTCGACGAGAGCGTCGAGAAGCGTCAGCGCGATGGGCTCCATCGGGGTCTCGCTGTCGACGCAGAAGTCGGGGTCCGTTGCAAAGTTGATGGGCCTGCCCTGCGCTTCGTGTACGTCGCTGAGCATGTCGTTGTAGATGTTGTCTATCAAGTTGTTGAGTGCGGTCATGTTCGAGATTCCTTCGCTGTTGTCTCGTTGTTGTTCGTTGCTCATGTCTTAAATATAGCGAAAAAGACTCCAAAAGTGTCCAAACAACGCGCAATCGTGTGAATGTTCACTTATGTTTTGCGCGTGTTTGGCATTGTTCACGGTTCCCGGGCATCCATCCACGACTGGTACTCGCTCGACGCTCGTGCGAATCCGACCTGGCCTGTGCGCTTCTCTAACCATTCGGCGTGGCTCGCGGGCATCGTCGACGCTTGTTTGATGGGCGTCCACCCGAGCTGACCGATTGCCTGTTCGACGTTCGGACAGCGCTTGCCGAATACTGGATGCTTGTCCCACGACTTGCCCGCGAAGCAGACGCAGCGCACTGCGTAGTCCAGCCCCTTGTCGTCTCGCACCGAGACGAGCCCGTCCTCGCAGCGATGCTGGCAATCAGGATTGTGGGGCGTCGCTGCGACGGTCTTGTGCTCTGCCTTGTACGCATGCAGCACGTCGTCGGGTGTCAGCTTCCCCCATCGCTTGCCCTTGTCTGTCTGCTCGGCATGATGTCGACGCGCCAGACGAATCGTGTCATCGAGGTCTTCGAGCGGTATGTCTTCGAGTTCGCGCAACCAGACCCCGACCTGCTCAGCGGTCGGAGAGCGGCCCCTGCTGACTGCTTCGAGGTGTGCGCTGATGAGTCTCGCTCGTGCTTCGGCTGTCATATCTTCGCTCCTAGGCTTCTCGCCATAGCTATCGCGTCCTCGTTGCTTGCGCCGCCTGACTGCTTCGCAGCTCGAGGACCGTTGTCTTGTGCCTTGCCCCACCATCGAGTCAGGAAGGCGCGCACCTGCCGCTTCTTGTTCGCTGGATTGCCGAGCTGCCACGCTGACGCTCGACGCGCCTCTGCGAGTAGGTCGATGCCGGGGAAGGCATCGCGACTCGTTGCGAGCCAGCGCTCGAGGGTGTCGTGCTTCCCGAGCAGCGTCGGCCACGTCTCGAGCAGGAAGTCGAGCGTCTCGTCGCCAGATGGAGTCTTCATCACGACTCGAGGTTTGGGCGGCGCAGCGTCAACGAGGTCGCCTCGACGTCGTTGCGCTGAATCTTCCTCGATAGAGGAAGATGGACTAGGTAACGGGATACGGCTATCGGTATACGGTAATACGGTATAGTGACTGCCTTTGGTCGACCCTTGGTTGTCCCTTTTCGCGAGTCGCTTACTGCGAGACTCCAGAATCAACAGGTCGAGAGAGTCGTCGGCGAGTATCTCGGCAGGGGGAGCAGGACACGCAGAGGGCTGCTCGTTGCGATGTGGTCGCTGCCATGTCTTGAAGCCTGGCAGGTACGCGTACAGCCGACCAGCCGCTTCGTAGATACTCAGCACACCAGCAGCAACAAGCTCCTGCGCCAAGTGGATGACGTTGACTTCGGGCTCGTGCGGGAACGACTCGCCGTGAACCTTGAGGGGCAGCCAGCGCAGTCGACCCTCCTTGTCTGCCTGCGTCCAGAGAGAGACGAACAGCAGACGAGCGTGCGCGGTGCAGCGGCCGAGGTCTTCATGTAGGAAAAAGCTGGGATTGACGAGGCGAGTTCGGGGCATTACTCCGCGGCCCCGTCTGTCCTGTGCTTCTCGGAGGTAAGGAACTTTGCCCAACCGACGAGGTCAGTGGATGGCGCGTGACCGTACTGTTCGACGAACAGCCGCTCGAGTCGGACGGTGTCGTGTATCTTCTCCTTCGACCAGGTGCGGGGCCACCATCGCCCGTCGCCCTCGATGTTCGCGAGCGCTTGCAGTTCGACCCACTGCAACAGGTCGCTCCTTCGATACCTGAGCCGATTGCCAACTCGGAAGGCGGGAACCTGCCCCCCGTTCGCCAGCTCGCGTAGCTTCGCCTTGCTCATCCGAAGCAGTTGCGCGCCCTCTTCCGTGTTCAGAATGTCTCGTGGCTCCATCGTGTCTCCTTGAGTTGCGGACGCGGCACGTCCTCGGTACGATTCGATTCGACGCAGAAGCGCCGAGCGAAGGATACACGAGGACGCAAGGGAACGAAACATGGCGAAACAGAAAAAAACAACGCCCGACAGCGCTGCGACGTGGGAGGATGCGAGCGTGCTGATGCCGTGGGCTGACAACCCTCGAGACAACGACGACGCAGTCGAGGGCGTCGCGAACTCCATCAAGCGCTTCGGCTTCGCTGCGCCTATCGTCGCTCGCAAGGCAGACGGCATGGTCATCGCCGGGCACACCAGGCTCAAGGCAGCGCAGCGCCTCGGCCTGACGAAGGTGCCAGTCCGCTACATGGACCTCGACCCTGCTGACAGCGCGCTCCTAGCACTCGCTGACAACAAGTTGAGCGAGGCAGCGAGCTGGGACGATGACGCGCTGGCGAGCATCATCAGCAAGCTGGACGAAGACGACGCGCTGCTGGCTGGCTTCGACGCTGAGGAGGTGCGCTCGCTGCTCGGCGAAGACCTCCCCGTCGAAGCTGAGCCGGGACAGCCGCGACCGTTCGCAGACAGCGACATCGTCGACGCTGCGTTCGACTACTTCCGGGCGACCGGGTTCCCGTATCGTCAGCTCGCGCTCCACGTCTCGATGCAGGAAATCAATAAGCTGTCAGCGCTCGAGGAGGGTGACGGGTGGCGCACCTCGAACCTTGGCTACCACGTCGCAGACACCTACCACCCGCACCGCTTCCACGCGACAGTCAAAGACAAGCGGGCACCAGCGGAAGCGTTCGAGGAAGATGCCTGGCTGCGACAGTCGCTCGAGCTGGCGCTGGAGTACGGCGGTGCGATACCGGCGGGCGCCTACGGCTACCTGAGCCTGACTCGAGGCGCGCAGGCCTGCTCGAACTTCCGACCCGCGGTGGCGATGATGATGTACCGACGACACTGTCCCGAGGGCGGGACGGCACTCGACACGTCGACAGGCTACGGCGGGAGGCTCGTCGGCTTCTTCGCTGCGAACAACGTCAAGCGGTACATCGGCATCGACCCGAGCGTCGAGACGCACGCCGCTAACGTGCAGATGACGAGCGAGCTGGGCTTCGACGAGAGCGTCGAACTCATCAACCTGCCAGCAGAGGACGTCCCTGTCGATGAGCTGCGTGACTCGTGCGACTTCGCCTTCACCAGCCCACCCTACTTCTCGAAGGAGCATTACTGCGACGAGCCAACGCAGTCGTGGGTTCGCTACAAGACGCCCGAGTCATGGCGAGATGGCTTCCTCGCGCCTGTCCTTGCGCTACAGTTCGCAGCGCTTCGGAGCGGCGCCCTGTCGATTGTGAACATCGCCGACGTCAAGGTGTCAGGCAAGCTCGTGCAGCTCGAAGAGTTCGTCGTCGAGGCTGCCCTCGCTGCTGGCTTCGAGCATGTCGGCACCGAGCGCTTCACGCTGACGACGCGCTTCGGCGCCAACCAGGCCGAGGGCGTCCCGACTGAACCCATGTTCCACTTCCTCAAGCCGTGAACGAATGGCGCGCCACGATACCAGGCGCACCGATAGGCAAGGGTCGACCGAGAGCGACCGCTCGAGCTGGCTTCGTGCGAACGTACACGCCGAAGAAGACAGCGCGGTGGGAAGCGGTAGCGGCGTCGACGCTGATGGATGCCTGGCTGCAAGCACCGCTCGACTGTCCCATCAGTGTCGGGATTCTTGCCCTGTTCCCTCGCCCCCAGCGCATGATATGGAAGACCAAACCGATGGAGCGGGAGCCGTATTGCCAGAAGCCGGACATCGACAACGTCGCGAAGGCTGTCCTCGATGCGGCAGAGAAGGCGGGCATCTTCCGAGACGACAAGCAGGTCTGGTCGCTTGACTGCCTCGCCCTGTTCTGCGCTGGTGACGAATCTCCTCGCGTCGAGATCCGTGTCGGGTGGTAGCGTCGTCGACAGGATAAGGACGCTATAAGGAGCGCAGTGGGTACATCGAAGGCAGAGAGATACAGGCGCATCGCCGTACTCGAGCGAGCCATCGGAGAGCGGGGCTGGTCGTTGCAGTTGAAGCGCGCCCTGGCTGCGGAGTTCGGTGTCTCTGTTCGTACTGTCGACCGCTACAAGGCAGACCTGGTCGACGTCTATCGAGAGGAGTTGGACGGCGAGCCGCTCGAGCATCGACGAGCAGAGTTCCTCGGTCGACTGCGAGGGCATCAGCGCGCATGCCTGGCAACGGGTCGCATGGGGCCGCTCGCGTCGATGCTGCATCTCGAGGCGCGCATCACCGGGGCAGACGCGCCAGTCGCGCAGAAGGTCGACGACCACATCGGCGCGCTGACGCGTCAGCAGTTGCTCGAGGAGCTGGCAGGCGACCTGTCATGCGACGAGGTCGAACGACTGCGAGAGATACAGGTGGGCGAATGACAGCGGCATCGGCTCTGCGTCGGCTGCGAGCGTCGCCGCTTGCGCGCTACGAACCAGGCCCGCCTCATCGCGCCTTCCTCGAGAGCGACGCCCGCTTCCGTCTGCTGCGTGCGCCGTCGCAGTCAGGCAAGACGCTCGCCGCTGCGTACGAGACTGTCTGTCGCTGTCTCGGTGTGCATCCCTATCAAGACGTCCCGCCCGCACCCATCGAGGCTCGTGTCGTCTGTCATAGCTTCAAGCAATCGGTCGTCGTGCAGGCAAAGGTCTTCGACATGATACCGAGCGGCGTGCTGGTGCCTGACTGCACGTTCCATCCGACCCGAGGCTTCAAGCACTCGACTGTCACCTTCATCAACGGCAGCCGCGTCGTCTTCGTGACCAGCGAGCAGGCTCGCCTGGCGCTCGCATCAGCGACTCTCGACCTGTGCTGGATGGATGAGGTGCCCCCGCCTGAGATGTACGCAGAGAGCGTCTCTCGTCTCGTGCAGACAGGCGGCTGCCTGTACATGACACTCACGCCCATCGGTCGCCCTGTCGACTGGCTGCGAGAGGTCGTCGAAGACGGCGTCATCAGCGAGACGCACTTCGCACTCTCGACGAAGTCTTGTCCGTGGATGACGCAAGAGCAGGTCGACGAAGCCATCGCTGTCTGTCTGCCCTCGCAACGCCCGCAGGTCATCTATGGCGATTGGGACGGCGTGACTCCCGACCGCTACTTCGCAGCGTTCGACGACGACATGGTCAGCGACGAGCTGCCGGACAGAGAGTTGCAGATTGGACTCGGCATCGACCACGGCGAGGACGTCGGTCGAGAGGTCGCTCTGCTCTGCGCCTTCGAGCGTGACCCGAAGCGACCGAGGGTCTGGTTCCTCGACGAGTACGTCAGCGCTGGCAAGACAGGCATCGAAGCAGACGCGCTCGGCATTGTCGCCATGCTCGAGCGAGCGGGCGTCGGGCCAGAAGCAGTCGACGAAGCTCGAGGCGACACGAACTCAGCAGGCAAGAGCCAGGCAGGCTATGCAATCAACACGCTCTTGACCGAGAGCATCGCGACGCTCTCAGGCTACCCCGAACATTCGCCGCCCTTTCGCATCAAGCCAGCACGCAAGGGGCCGGGCTCGGTCGTCTACACGAGTCGCCTCCTTCACGCCGCGATGGTCAAGGGCGACATGCGTATCCACCCGCGCTGCTCGAACCTCGTCGAGTCGTTCAGGCATTGGCGCGGGCCGGGTGGCGACCAGAAAAACAAAGACCTGTCCCACGCTCTCGATGCGGCACGCTACATCGGGCGCTCCTTCCTTGACACCCGCGCTGGAGGCATCCAGTCTTTGCGAGTAAGGTGACCCCGAATGGCTCATACCAACGACCCTCGACCGCAGCAGCAGCGCCCTCCTCTACCTGACAACGAGGACGAGAAGCGACGCTCGCACTCGCGTCTGCGTCGTCGCATCATCGAAGGCTGGTGGCGTCGTGACCTCGACGAGCGCGTCGCTGAGTTCTTCGCAGAAGGCACAGCGGCCAGGCTCGGGTACCGCGACCAGACACGGAACCTGTTCCGCTCCATCGTCGACCAGATGTCGCGACTGTACGGCAAGCCGCCCACCATCGAGCATGCTGACGCGAACGAGGACAAGGTCGCAGACTTCTCGAACAAGCTCCGAGCTGCCGAGCTGTGGCCCGTACTCGGTCGCAACCAGCGCCAGGTGGTCGGCATGCGGGAGTCGCTCGTGCGCGTTGCGTATGTACCCGACGACGGGCTCCAGTTCCGTGTCGTGCCGAGCGACATGGTGTGGGCCGCAGCGACGCCCGACAGACCGAACGACCCGAGCGCAATCATCGAGGCGCGCATCAGGACGCTGACCATCGGCGGCAAGGAAGAAGCTCGCTGGACGTGGGACGTCCTCGACATCAGAGACGAGCCGAGCTACCGAGTCGTCCTGCCTGACGGTGCGAGACTCGACAAGGCGACAGACATCACCGAGCAAGTCCTCGGCGGCGACTTCTCGGGCAGTGCCTACCCGTACATCGTCGACGGTAGACCCGTCGTCCCCTACGTCCTCTACCACGCAGAGGGAGGCGGCGACAGCTTGTGGGATGCGTACACAGGTAAGGAGATGGTCGAGGCGACGTTGACTGTCGCGACGCTCTGGACCTTCTGGAACTACTGCGTGCGGGATGCGTCGCACCCAATACGCGGCCTGGCGAACGGCACCATCAGAGGCACAGCCACGAAGGGCGGCAACAGGTCATCGAGACGAGAAGTCGCAGCAGACCCGACGACGATGCTGATGATTGACAGCGAGGGAGCTGGCTCGGTGCAAGCGTTGCAGTGGAGCGCTGGCTCCGACCCGTCGAACCTCCAGCTCGCCATCGACGCATACGAACAGCGCTCCCTAATCTCTGCTGGCATCAGCCCCGCAGACATTCAACAGACAGGCTCGCAGAGCGGCTATGCCATCAGCTTGAAGCGCGAGGCAGTGCGAGAGCGGCAGCAAGCGCTGATGCCTCAGATGGAGGCAGGCGACCGTCGCGTCCTCGCTCTCGCTGCGAGCCTCTGCAACCGATACGAGGGCGAGTCGTTCCCCGATGTCGGGTGGAACCTGAGGTATAGCCAGATACCGTTGACGACAGACGAGCGCACTGCGCGCATCGCCGAAGCCCGAGCTGGGCTCGAACTCGGCACGAGAAGCATCGTCGACGTCGTCATCGCCGAGAACCCTGGCTGGACTCGAGAGGAGGCTGCTGCGTGGCTCGAGCGCGTCCAAGCGGAGAGCGCCGCCCTGCGTGGTGTCTCTGTCACGACCGGAGTCGAGGCGCAGCCTGAGGGCGAGGAGGCCGAAGCTGGAGAGGTCGCAGAGACAGAGGGCGCACCAGCAGACGAGAAGCTCGCGGACACCGCTCTCAACGGCGCACAGGTCGTCGCGGCGATGACCATCGTGCAGTCGGTCGCAGAGGGCGCGCTGCCTCGAGACGCGGGCCTCTCGATGCTGTCCGAGTTCTTCAATCTTCCGAGAGACGCAGCAGAGCGAATCATGGGGTCGGTGGGTCGAGGCTTCCGTCCCGCACAACCAGAGAAACCAGCAGGAGGTGAACAGTGACAGACGCAACAGCAACCATTCCAGAGGAGCGCTTCCAGCAGGAGGTCGAGCGACGCAAGGCAGCAGAGCGCCAGGCGGCAGAAGCAGCAGAGAGCCACGCAGCGCTGACGGCGCAAGTCGCAGAGCTGACAGCAAAGGTCGAAGCGTCGTCGACGCTACAAGCCCAGCTCGACGCAGCGACGCGCTCGGCTCAGGTGCAGGCGCACCATGTCGGCATGCTCGAGAATGGCGTCCGCACGCAGAGCGTCCGAGACTTCATGCTGCACCAGCATCAGCAGCACGCAGAGCGGGCAGGCGCAGAGGCGCAGACGTGGGACTCGTGGTTCAGCACGAACAAGGACCGCATGATTCAAGACCTGTCCTCGCTGCGCCCACCTGAGCCCGTCGCAGCAGCACCGACAGCGACGACGCCTGCGCTCGAGCAGCCGCCGACGCCCGCCCCTGTGCCTGTGCCTGCGCCGCAAGCGAACAACGGCGCACAGCCTACCCCGCCCCCGACGCAGTCATACGTTCCTGGCTCTATCTCGAGCTTGCCGATGGACGAATGGAAAGCGAACAAGAGCGAACTGATGCAGGGGCTCGTCTTGCCGTGGCAGTCTTGACGGTTGACAGCCCCGACGCTGTCTGCCTATCGTTGTTCCTGATGTCTCTTCCGTCCCGTCGCCGGGGATAATCGGGCGCAAAGGGAAGCGACGTCGTCGGTCAAGCCGTCGCCGGGCAGTCCTTCGGGCGCTAAGGACCGAACAGAGAAACCATCAACTTGGCGCGCTGCGTCAAAGACTAAGGACTGCCAACCATGGCCAATGAAATTACCTATACCGGAACACAGGGCGGCAACCAGCGCGCTGCTGAGGTATTCAATACCCTCCTGTGGGAGAACCTCGTCGACCGAATCGACCTGCGCTCCGTCGGCTTGAAGCTCGGCGACGTCGGTGGCTCTGGCTCTGACACGCTGGCGACTCCGACGGTGACACTCGCCGATCCGATGAACGCCGCCAATACTGACGAGACGACCGCATTCGACAATGATGCCTTGACCCAGAACCAGTTCACGGTTTCGGTGGCCCAGCAGATTATTTCCTACGGGCTCAGCGACAAGTTCATGATTACTGGCGCAGCGGGCCAGCTCGACCTCGGTCGACTCGCCCAGGCCGCTGCTGATGCGTACTCTCTGCGGGTGACCGACATGGTGTGCGCTGTCATCGACAGCTTCGCCACGACTGTCGGAACCACGACCGTCGACTTGGTGACGGACGACTGGTTCAGCGCCATCTTCAGTCTCGAGCAGAACATCGTTCCCGGCCCTTACGCCGCGGTGTTGTTCCCGACGCAGTACACCGACCTCCAGTCCTCGCTTCGCAGCGAAGGCGGCGCGGTGCAGTTCCTCCCGGCAACGGGCGACCAGCTCTCGCTTCGCGGGCCTGGCTTCAAGGGAAGCTACCTCGGCGTGGACATCTGGACTTCGGACAGCGTCGCAACTGCGAACGCTGGTGCCGACTCCGCTGGTGCCATGTTCGGTGCTGGTGCATGGGGCTACGTCGAAGCGTCTGCGAAGTCGCAGATGCCGGGAAGCATCGCAGCCTCCGTGCCTGCGGGTTCCCCGGTATACGCAGAGTTCGCGAGGACTGCCGACCCCGGCATCTCTCGCATCGTCGCCCACGCCTTCGTCGGCGTGTCAGCAATCGAAGACCTCCGAGGCGTGTCGATTATTACTGACCGATAGCCGACGACGTCAACTGGAACTCGGGCGGCGGGGTCTCCGCCTCAACCTCGCCCCGTCGCCCGCGGTTCACAACAAGGACAAGGAACAGAATGTCAGCAATAGTCGGCAAGAGAGTCACGCAGCAAGACAGCCCCGACGCGCCGAAGCTACCAGCTCGGACGAAGGCGACCTCGAGCTTCATGTACATGCACCATCCGCATCGGTGGCAGTACATCCCCGCAGTGGGCGAGTGGCTCCCGCAGCTCGGGAAGTTGAAGATTGACCCCGGCGTCGGTGGCGTGACTGATGAGGGCGGGACCGACCTGGCGGTGGCGCAGCATACGCGCCGAGGCTGGCAGATGATTCGACCCAGCGACGAGCGACTCGGCAAGTTCCGCTGGTACGTTCAGAAGATTCCGAAGGCAGGCAGGGGCGTCGTCCATGCAGACGCGACAGAGAGCGTCGAGGTGGTCGGCGGGCGTGCGTTCTGGCAAGAGGGCGGCGAAGCCTTCTATGACTTCCTTCGGCACCTGATAGGTTCTGGAATCATCGCGCCCATGTCCTCGCAGGTCGTCCGACTCAAGGTCGAGCAGCAGAGGCAGACCGTCGACCGCATGGAGAGCGCAGTCGCCAACGCGCCGCACAACCAGATCCTCGGTGCCAGGCTCGCCAACGCCCACAAGATGCTCGACCGCATGGAGAACGGCGACCCGGTTGCCATGCCTCCTACTGTCGACACGAAGCCGAAGTCGAAGCGACGCAAGTCGATGGACATGACATGAGCGAGAAGCAGGGCTACCGCGAGGCGATGACGCGATTGCAAGGTCGTCTGGTCGAGAGCGGCATGGACTCGAGACTCGCAGAGCAGAAGGCACGAGAGACAGCAGTCAAGAGAGACAGAGCAGCTCGAGAGGGCAGCGACAAGCGCAAGCAATAACCCGGCCCGAAGGGGTCGCTCACTGGAGCGGGTAACATGGCAAAAGGCAGCAAGCATATAAACCAAGGCGTGCAGGTCCGAGACGACGGCGCGGTCTATATCCGAGCGCTCGACGCTGCCACCACCAGCGGCTTCGCGTCTGCCAGCGGCAAGGCTGGCGAGATTGTCTTCTGGCTCGACGAGTCGGGCGATAACTTCAAGGCGACTGTGGTGTACAGCGACGGCACAACCAGCAAGACCCTCACGGTCGCGTTCGACTAAGGGGCGACCATGAGTTTATTCAACGTGGACGCTCTGACGTTCACGAACCAGGCAGCCAGCGAGAGCGCCGCCCAGGCAGTGACCGAAGACGGCGGGGCGGGCGTCGGTGCTGGGAGGCTGCTCGGAGTTCGGGCAACCATCTCCGACAACACCGGAGACGCTGCCGACACGGTGACGGTCAAGGTCTACAAGAGCAGCGCGCTCACGGTGGCGGGCGGCGGCGAGGAGCTGTACTCTGCCGACTTCTCGTTCTCGTCGGATGCGGAGACGCTCAGCGACCTCCTCGCCAGCCCCATTCCGTTCTTCGCACAACCGCACGTCACCATCGCCCCCGCCTCCCAAGCGGATACGGACATGGTGGTCACGCTGTACATCGACGACGGCAGGTAGTCATGGGCGCGGTGTTCCGCAAGCACCCGACGCAAGCGCAGCCAGTGCCGCGCGCACAGGTGCGCACCGAGCATCCGGCGCAAGGGTTCGACCCGAGACATCTAAGCACCGACCCACTCGTCTGGTGCAGGGCCGACGCTGGGGTGCGGCTCAACGGCTCGACCGCTTCGAGCTGGGAGGACATGAGCGGCAACGGCAACGACTTCTCGCAGGCGACAGCGAGCGCGCAACCAACCCTCAAGAGCAGCGGACTGGGCGAACGTCCCGAGCTTCGCTTCGACGGGTCTGACGACTGCATGCTCGGTCTAGACCTGTACGGCGGGTTGTCGAATGCGTCCTACTGGACGATTGTCGTTGTAATGCAGGGGTGGTCCTACGGGGGTGGCGGGAACCCCTGGACGGCAGAGGGCATTCTGGGGGCCCCGTCCGGTGGGGCCAACTATTTCAACGTTGGTTCAACGGCTGAGGCCCACGGCTCGATTGGGTTCCAGAACTACGACGGCAGCAGCAACCAGTCGGCGCTGAGTGGCGCTACCGACCTGGACGAGGGCGTGCCGCTCGTCGCGGTTATTGCCACCGACAACGGCACCGGGCTTGTGCGAGCCAACGGCCAGCAGGGGACGTCGAACGCAAACACCTCCTCCCTGAACTCCAACGCCACAACAGTCAAGCTGGGCAAGGGGCCGCGGTCTGACGTTCAGACGCCCGACTTCTACAGCGGCGCGCTCTCCGAGGTACTGATCTTCGATGGGGCGCTCCGGCCGAACGAACTCGGCGCACTCGAAGACTACCTGGCAGACCGCTATGGCGTCAGGATGGGCGGCTGATGCGCTGGCTGGTTCTGGCGAGCGCACAGGCAGCCGCAGAGCGAGCGGCGGCGGTTGACGCTGCCGCGGGATACCCGCACCCAGCGACAGCGACAACGCGCGCACTGGCTGCCGCCGCCGTGCATCCTGACGACGCTCGCGGCGCGCTTCGTGTCGGGGGCTCTGTCTGGTCGTGGGTCGCTCGCGCTGATGTCGAGGTCGCGTCCCTGCTAACGGGAGCCGAGCGAGACAGCCTCCGCACTGACCAAGAGATGTCCGACGCTGGCTGGTTTCCTGCGCCGACAGAGGGGCCGAGCTGATGCCGCAGGAGACGCAGTACGCGCACCGACATGGGCTCCCCGACTTCATCGTTCGAGGCAGGGTCAACCTACTCGAGTGTCCGGTCTATAGCGGCTCGACGCTGACAGCCCCGGCGAGCGGCACGGTTGATGTATTCAAGGGCGACGGCACGAAGCTCGTCGACGGGCAGGCTGTCACCGTCACGGCAGACATCGCCACCTACAGCATCGCAGCGCTGACGCTACCAACGACGCTGAGCCTCGAGGACAATTGGCTCGTCGTCTGGTCGCTGACTCTGGCGGGCAGCGTTCACACCTTCCAGCGCTCTGCTGCGCTCGTGCGCCGCGAGCTTCATCCTGTAGTTACTCCCGCAGACATCAGCGCAATCCATCAGGACGCGTCGTCGCTGCTCGCATCAGGGCAGACGCTTGCGAACTTCATCGACGAAGCGTGGGACATGATTCAGCGCAGGCTGCTCGCAGCGGGTCGTCGCCCTTATCTCGTCCTCTCCGACTTCGCCTTGTTCGATGTCCACAGGCAGCTCGCGGTGGGTCTGCTGTTCCTTGACGCAGCCAGCTCGGTGGGCGACGGCAGATGGTCAGAGATGGCAGAGCAGAGTCTCGAACGATACGAACAAGAGTGGGCCAGGCTGTCCCTGGCCTATGACATGGACGAAGATGGCATCGTCGCAAGCGACGAACAAGGCGTGGCTGGCCCGACAGCAGTCTACCTCGGTGGCCCAGGCAGGAGCGCGCGATGGCAGTGGGGGCGCTGAACCGCTCGCAAGTCCGGGCGAATATGTCGACGCTTCTCGGAGCTGCTGTTGGCGTTGCCGAGTCTGCATGGATTGACGTCGAGTCAGGACCGCAAGGCAGGGCGCATCTGTACTGGTCAATCGCCTCCATCTCGAGCGCTGACGCAGGACATCGAGCAAGGACAGGGACAGTCGTCGGGCGCCGCTATTCGCTCGTGGTGCGATACGCTCACCGCATCAACCCCAAAGACAGAGAGACGACTCGAGACGACGCGCTCGACAACCTCGACGCGCTCGAGCGGGCTGTTCGCAACTCGACGAACGCAGCGAGAGCGAGCGTCGAGGTCATGTCGTGGAACGATGTCGAGCGGCTGAGCCCATCTCGAGAGTGGCTGATATGGGACATCACCATCAAAGCCTTCTCCTTGTTCGACTTGGCTGGCTGATATGGGCGACGCCTTCCAAGCTGTCGCTCTCGACCTCGCCGAGGTAATGAAGGAGGTCGAGTTCACACCGAAGCTCCGACGCGACCTGCTGAGGACTCTCGCCGAGAGCGAGGGTCGCTTCGACATGGAGTTCCGCAAGGAAGACTTTGGCGGCATCGTTCGTCTTCGACGACGCAAGCCAGCGATCCGAGATTGGAAGACTGGCAGAGTCATCGAAGCAGCGAACACCGAAGGCGACTTGCCAGTCAAGAGCGGGCGGTTCGTCGCGGGCTGGAACTGGAAGTTCAAGGGCACGAACGCAGCAGTCGAGAGCCGCGTCCCGTACGCCGTCTATGCGCACAAGGTCGACGAGAGCGAAGGCGAAGGCATCAAGGTCGTCGCCAGGTTCCTCGAGAAGGATTGGGCGAGGGCAGCAGACGAGATGGCAGACCTCATCGAGGACCATCTGAACGGGTCGACGAGATGACGTTCGTCAATCTCAGCATCGACGGAGAGCGTCGGCTCGGCATCTCTGCTGACGCGCTCTCTGCCAGCGCGCTCGACGAACTCGAGGAGATAATCGAAGGCATAGCCGACGCAGTCGAGGAGACAATCTTCACGAGCTGGCCCGTCGACACTGGCAGAAGCCTCCGGGCGTGGCGCGTCTTCGTCGACGGCTTGAACCTCATCATTGAGAACCCGGTCGAGTATGCGTCGTGGGTCCACCCGAAGGGAACGAAGCATCGCGGCGACGACCTCGGCATCTCTGCGGAGATGATTCAGACAGAAGCCGAGCGAGGCTGGCAGCAGAAGGAGGGGCGCATGCGTCGCATCGTCGAGGGCGACGTCGACGGCTCCCTTCTCGGCGACATCGCCTCCGCTGCTGCGACGACTGCGGCGATGCGGCTGGCTGGCGTTGATGAGCTGCCGGGCGGCGAACTCTTTACTGCACTCCGCGAGACGTTTACACTCTCGTCAATTGCGTCCCGCGAGAGTGGAAGACAACAACGACGACGACGGGGTTGACCCGATAGGAGACTAGGACATGACCGAATCCACAATCATCCACACCAAGCTGGACGGCGAGTTGACTCTCGGCTCCCAGTGTACGGCGGGCGGTGGCTCGTTCAGTGCGTCCGCTGGCATCAACTCAGGGGCTGATACCTATACCGTCTCCTTCGAGGCTGGCGACCTGTCCCTGACCATCCCGCAGCAGAACGTCTCGAACTATCTGGACAGAGGCAAGATTGGTTCGACCCCGAGCCTCCGGTACGGTGACGACCAGCCAATCACCTTCTCGTTCAGTGCTTACTTCCGAGACCTGACAGACGCAGCGGCCCCCGCTCTGGTGGACATCATCAACAACGAAGGCTATGCAGGCTCCAATTGGGTTTCGACCCTGTCGACTTCCATCGCGTCGGACGACGCCGAGGTGTTCTGCATCGACCTCCGCTGGGTCGTGACCAACCAGGGCAACGCTGCCGACGTTCACAAGCTCGTCCTGCCATTCTGCACGGTGAACTGCGCCATCGCCGAAGGCGACCCCAACACGGTCACCATCAACGGGACATCGTGGTCACTCGCGCCGTCGGTGGTCCTGTAATGGCTAGCAAGGTCGAGAAGCTACAAGCGGCCGTATCCGCTGCCCGCAAGCAGCGGTCCCACGAAATTGCTCGGCTCCAAGCTGAGCTGAGTGCAGAAGTCGCGAAGGCGCGAAAGGGGTCCAGCAGTGAAAAGTCTGCCAAATCTTCGGACGATTCCTGAGGACTCGCCCGTCTATTTCGAGGTCCACGTTCCCGAGAGGGGCGGCCATGTGTTCCGCATCCCGAGGCCGTCTGTCGTTGGTCGGCTCCTAATGCCCCTCATCACGTCAGGGCTTTGGAATGTCTCGACTTCCGAAGTTGGCGCAATCGACGAAGTCAAAGCCGAGCTGGTCGAGGAGGCTGTGGGAGCGGCTCTCGGCATCTGCTGGAGGCATCGGAGCCTCGAGCTGGAAACCAAGCGCAGGGACTTCGACCGAGGCGAAGACGGGCTCCTCGAGTATGGCTGCGAGGTACTCGCCGAGCTGTACGAAGCGGGCTATACGCAGGACAACGTCGCCACCCTTTTGAACGACGTCGTTTCTCGACTGATGATTGCGATTCCTGCCTCGCCAAAGGAGGTACAGGAGGTCGTGGATTTTACTGTACCCCGGACGGATTCGGAGACTTCCTCGACCTCGATCTAGGAGTCTCGCTGTTCGGGGAGCCACATGCCTTGATGCGCTTCGACCGGGAGACTCAAGTCGAGCTGCGAGCGTACTGGCAAATCCTTCGAGAGTCAGACGGGCGGGGCCGCAAGGCATCGAAGCTCAAGCCCTCCGACCTCCGCATGATGGGGGGGCGACCAGCAACCGTCGGCGACCTAGCCCATGTCTGGTTGCTGTCCCACCCGCAGAAGGAGGACGCTAAGGGTCGCTCGAGCGTTCGCTCGGCCTGGCAGAAAAAAGGCGCAAGCGACAGCGCGTTGGATTTCTGGTTGCAATAGGGAGCGACGATGGCTCGCAGAATCAAGTTCGAGTTCGTAGGAGACACGAGTCAGCTCGAGGGCAGTCTCGACGGGCTACAGCGAGACAGCGACGAACTCGGTGGCTCGTTCGACGACACCTTCAACAAAAAGGGCGCAGGCGGTGCGGTAGCAGCCGCCAAGCAGTTCGTCAAGGCCCACCCCGCGCTGGTGGCTCTCGGCGCTGCGGCAGCCGCTCTCGGCGTTGCACTGTTCAAGGCATCGCAGGCTACTGTCGAGTTCGCAGCGAAGGCAGACACCATCGCCAAGAAGGCGCGCGCAATCGGCACGTCGGCAGAAGACTTGCAAATCATGCAGGGCGCCCTCGAGCTGGGCGGAGTCGCAGCAGAGACGACAGCGAACGCAATCCAAAAGCTCAGCGTCAACCTCGGCATGGCTGCGAAGGGCAGCAAGATGCAGGCCGAGGCTCTCGAGGACCTCAACCTAACATTCGAGCAGCTCGAAGCGGTGCCGCTCGACGAGAAGATGGCACTGATAGCAGACGGCATGGTCGCCATGACCAGCCAGAGCAAGCGAGCGCAGGCGGCGCAAGCGCTGCTCGGTCGCGGTGCGATGGACATGCTCGCCGCCTTCGACGAGGGCGGCGATGCCATTCGCAAGTCTTCGGAGATGGTCAAGGCCGCGGGCATCATCAGCAACGAGACAGCGAAGGAGAGCGAGTTCCTGACCGATGCGGTGACCATCGCAACGCGACAGTGGGCGAGACTCAAGGACGGCGCGCTCGAGCCGCTAATTCCTGTGGTCACCGTCATGGTCACCAAGCTCGGCAACCTGTTCCAGGTCCTCTCGGATACGGGAGTCCTCCAGGCAACTGCTGAGGCTGTCGCCTTCGTCGCCGAGAAGTTTATCGGGCTGACTGATGAGGTCGAGAGGTTCAAGTCGGAGACATCAGAGGCGGCGGCGGTACAGAACGACTCATCCAGCACCCTTGAGGAGTACCGAGGGAGGGTCGAGAAGCTCAAGGGAATCATCGCGGAGGCTCGGGCAGAGCAGAAGGAACTGAACGACCAGGTCAGGCTGAAGGGTCCGTGGGTGGACGCAGAGAAGAACATCGCCCGCGTCGCGCAGATTGAAAAGGAGTTGGCCCACCTCGGACAGACGATGTACGAAGATGGGAAGACCCATCGAGGCGAGCGAATCAACGCGCTACAGCAGCTCCGCATCGCGACGCAGATTGTCAAGGGCGAGGAGGAGCGGCTTGCCAGGGCTCGCAAGGAGGCGACGGATGCAGCGGCTTCGGCTGCGGAATCGGAGAGAGAACTCGAGGAGGCGCGGGCCGAGGCAGCAGAGGCAGAGAAGAAGCGGGAGACGAAGCGAGCAGCCTACCGAGCAGCAGCAGCGGCAGGCACCGCGGCGTTGATTGCTGCGTCGGACGCATGGGCGCAAGCATCGAGGCAGGCAGAGGACGACAGACTGGAAGGGCTCGACGCAATCATTCGCCAAGAGGAGCGCGCGATTGAAAAGGTGTGGGACGAAGCCAACGCAGTCATCGAGGCGGGGTCGCTGTCAGCCGCGAAGAAGGAGGAGATGTTCGTCGATGCAGAGAGGCGCATCGACGACATCCGAGAGGAGTTCAAGAGGAAGAAGCTGGACTCCATCGACGAGGAGTCCGAAGCCTACGGCGAGGCGCTCGAAGCAGACGTCGAGGCGGCGAGGCAGGCAGCGCTTGCGAAGGCAGACGCGGAGTTCAAGTACCGACAGGCGGTTCAGGAGGCGTCGAGGACGCACTACGAACAACTGGAGGAAGCGTACAACGCGGACATGGAGGTCGTCTCCGAGGTCACTGCTCAGGTGCAGCAGATCCACGAGGCTGTCTTCGGTGCGATCCTCGACGTGGCTCAGCATGTCTTCGACGAGAAGGCCCAGGCGTACCAAGAGACAGCCAACAGAATCAACGACATCGACAGCCTCCTCGAAGAGGAGATGAGTGCGAACGCGAGGAGGCAACTGGAGGAGGAGAAGGCGAAGCTGGAGGAGCAGTCGGCTCTCGAGAAGGAAGCAGCGCTCGAAGCGTTCGAGCGCCAGAAGGCGCTGTCGATAGTCAATGCCACAATCGCCACGGCGCTCGCAGTCATTCAAGCCCTGGCCACTGCTCCGAACATCATCGTCGGCATCGTGCTGGCTATCGCTGCCGGAGTGGCTGGCGCAGTCTCCATCGCCTCCATCGCATCGCAGCAGCCACCGCAGCTCCATTCGGGCGGCATGGTGCCAGCCTTGGGAGCGGCGTCGCAGGCAGGCGACGAGATGATGATTCGGGCCAGGCGCGGAGAGGCTGTGCTGTCGCCCCAGGGCGTCTCTGCTGCGGGAGGCGAGCAGGGTGTCGCCGCCCTCAACCGGGGAAGCTCGAGCGCTGGTGGAGGCACGACGGTCAACCTCATCCGGGTGGGGCCACGAACGACGGAGGCAATCATGCACGACACCCTCCGGGTTCCATCGTCTAGGCTGTCCCGAGCCATTGGCAGCGTACGACCTCGCGTCGGCAGGCACGACCCGAGAAGCAGGAAGGTATAGGGATGGGAAGCAACAAGACGCCCGCAGTCGGTGCGAATGGGAAGCTCCAGGGCATCGCCATCCATGACCCTAGAATCCAGAGCGGCACCCTCAAGGCGGTGGGGGCGGCTGCGGTAGATTCAGATTATACCGAGCAGGGGCCGCGCGCCGGGATACCCGAGCCAGCTCAGCGCTCGAACCTTGTGCTGAAGGCAAGCGGAGGGCAGACGGCGCGGACGGACTACGCGGTGCAGGTGCGAGCGGCGGGGCACCCGATACCATCCGATGGGTCGTTTATCTGGTACTCAAACCACGACGACGGTCCAGACAACGATGAGCCGTATGGCCACGACGGCTACCAGGTGGTCACTGGATGGAACGGGGCGATTCAGAACAAGACCGTCGTCGATGGGTACGGCCGCCCCGACATCATTCGTCTCCGCAACGACTACCTCCTGGCGACATGGCGAGCCAACTCAGCAGCTCCCATCCTGTTCGGTTCGTACAATCCGCAGACAGGGAAGTGGACGGTCCTGTCTCGGACGATGGGGTCCTCTGTCGCTGACAACGTGTCGGGAACGCTCGTCGGTCTGCCGAGCGGGCGGGTCGTCTGTTTCTTTTTGGACGGGCAGAGCAAGACGCAGGTCCACGCAATCTCGAGCGACGACAACGGAGGCACGTGGACAAGTTATGCAACGGGCTGTCTGACAGCGAAAGCGAAGTACGAGGTCGTCGCTCTCGTGGCTCGGTACTCGGCAGGGGTCGTCCTCCTGATGACCGAGGAGCTAGAGGGCGGGACGTACACGATGGAGCAGTGGGTCTCCTATGACCTCGGCGCGACGTTCGACCGAGTAGGGGCCGACTGGAAAGCGTCGACGACTCCGAACCCCGAGGAGCCCTCGTCGGTCAGCCTCGAGGCTCTTGACAATGGGACGTTCCTAATCTCCTACGCAGACAGGGGGAGCAACCTCAGCGCAGGGACGGCGCAGTATCGAGTCGGCGTCGTCGACCCATCGACGCCTATCTACTCGCAGGGCCTTCTCCATCTCGCCAACCACAACAACACGGAATGCCCGAACTACTCCGACGAGCTGACTGCGCATTCGTGGGTCTGGAGGGACGAGGACCGGACGTGCTACTTCCTGGGAAACTTCGGGTCGGGCCAGGTATCGAGTACGCAGATACAGCGCTCGGAGGACGGCGGGCATACATGGAAACGATACGAGGGAGCAGCCGTCGTCCACATGCCAGGAATGGTCTGCACGAAGTTCGCAGCGAACTCGGTCGGAGGACGAGCGTCGCTCTTGACGTTCTTCGATGGGGCGAACATGGGCGAAGGGGAGGACGTCGACGGCTTCGCCGACACGAGCAGGATATTCCTTATCTACCTCGGGGGGCATGCGAAGCAGACGGTGGCGTCCATATACAACGGGCTCGAGAGGTACGACCCGGTCGACATGCTCACATGGAGCAAGGAGGGAGCGGGGACGCTCAAGGGAAGCAACGACCGCGAGGGTGCTATCTACCTTCCAGTGGCTCCTCCAGACGATACCGGATGGGTGGAGACTACGACCGGAACAGGGAGCGCCGCCTTCTCCAGCACGACAGGAGCGCTCGGCATCACGACCGGGACCGGGATCTACTTCCTCAAGGACACTGCCGTCGGCTTCCCTCATATCGAGACGCTGGCAGTGGGCGTCAAGCTGACAGTCGTCTCGAACGACGGCGACAGGACGACTGCCGATGTCGCGCTCCAGTTGGACGTGAGCAACTTCGTGACCTCGGGCTCGGTCGCGGCAACGCAACTTCACCGAGTGGTGGTCTACTTCGATACGACTGGCTTCCTAGTCAAAGACCCGCTGGACGGAAGCACGATTGTCTCGGTCGACTACGACATGACGAAGCCGACGTGGCTTTACGTCACCATCAAGACCGGGACCGGGGCTAACCCGGACGGCGAGGTCGCCGTGTTCTACGGTCGGGACTCGGAGCATCCCCTTGGATCGGGGGGGCTAGGGACTCAGCGTCGAGCCCTGACGAAGGCAGTCGCCACCGAGACTCTCGTCAACAACGCAGCAGCAGAACCGAGCGCCACTTGCGTCGTGTCTTGGGGCCACATGGCGAGCGGCGACGCGGTCAGCCTGTGGGAGGTCGTCGGGTGGACTGTGGCGGCTGGAGCATGGCAGGCTCGGCTTGCCGACAACTACGTCGGAGCCTGGCGGAGCCTCCCCTACTCGGACCCGCAAGTCACGCAGTCAGCGCTCAACGGACGGGAGTGGTCGACCGTTCCCGCGCTCCTCATCGACCAGGTGCGCATGTCTGCTGGCGACGGGCCAGGCAAGCTCGACGAGCAGTGGACAATCAAGCCCAGGTTCGACTTCCCTGTGGAGAATTTAGACGTGCTGAACAACGCGTCTCCGCGAGTGCCGTGGAGGTCAGCGCAGGAGACAGCAGGCGCGACCCTTACAGAGCAAGCAATTGTTTGGGATATGGAGGAGTCGAGCCCGACGCAGTTCCAGAAGTTCGGCAACTCGGCGATCCTTGTGCTGCTGCTCAACTGCAACTTCAAGACTGCGTACCTACAGAGATTCCATTCGTCAGCCTGGGAGACCATCGCCACTCTGGACGCATCGGTTGACCTGAGTGGGCTCAAGTTCACCAGAACGGGTGCGTCGGTGATACCGAACTTCGCACAATCAGGCTCGGCACCGAAGTGGATACATCGGGCAAGCCTCGTCGGCGGCACTCTAGACCTCGGAGCGGGCGGCGGGCTGGTTCAGTACAAGCACATTCGGAGCAACACCGAAGGAGGGTGGGTCGCTGACGGCACGAGTACGGTGAGGACCAGGGTCCCTCGGGTGTTCTACGAAACGGGCGAGCTGACTTCGTCCGATGTCGCGTCCGGCACCTGTGCGATATGGCGTCGCAACTTCGGAGCCCTCATCTTCCAGGCCGACCAGAAGACCATCGACCAGTCCATTCGCCTCCTCCTTCCGGCGCAAGCGAACGCGGACGGCTACTTCCAAATCGGCAGCATCGTCATCGGCGAGGTCGCTGCGTTCGGGCACCAGTTCGACAGAGGCTTGACGTGGACGACCAGACCGAACGTCCTAGACTACAGCCGCCCCGACGGCTCGCGCCGACCGCACTCGCTGGGGCCAGCTCGCCGGACTGCTGAGTTCGCATGGAGCGAGACTGCTGTCGACGAGACTCGAGTCCAGGGAGGGCTGGCAGACACTTACGAAGACCTCCCTGGCACGGCTAACAGCCCCGACTTCGTTGCGTCTGCCCTTGCGTCGGCTGACCCGCTCGCCTCGGTCACCGACTCGGTGTCGTTGATGGAGGGCATCATGCGCGAGGTCGATGGAAGCTCGCAGCCCGTTGTCTTCCTGCCGAGGATTCCAGTCCAGGCCAGTCACTCCACCATCCTCCTCCCATTCAACGACGACAAGTTGTTCCTCTATGGTCGCATCGACGGCGACCATTCCTACAGCGTAGTCCAGGGCAACGAGGGAGCGGGCGAGGTTCAGCGGCTCAACAAGATAACCATCAACGAAGAAGTGTAGTGCCGTTCCTCCCTGCTGACTTCATCGGTGGCGACCTCCACTGGCTGCTCGACTTCGTTGTCAAGGACACGACGCTGCGCTTCTCCAGGGTTCCCGTGTCGGCGACGCTGCCTGATGGGGAGGAGTGGGACTATCAGGCGGGGCTGGAGTTCTCGGAGGAGTTCGAGGACGGCATCAACCCATTCGGCTCGACGCCCTCGGAGCATTCCGTAGAGATTACCCTCCACGCGTCTCTGCTCGTCGACGTGGCTGGCGAGATAATGAAGGGCTATGACCTGGCAGCAGCAAGGGGCAAGCTCTGGTTGTATGAGAAGAACAGCAAGAGTGCTGTCCTGTTCCTCGACGGTGTCGTCAGAAGCGTCGAGTGGGGGAGCATAGAGGAGCCCATCACCTTCTCGCTGGAGGAGGTCATCGCGGACGACGCTGGGTTGTTCCCCCCTCCCCTGGCTGTCATCGACAGAACCTCTTGGCCCAACGCTGTCGAGGACGTGCGAGGCGAGCGGTACCCTTGGATTTTCGGGGCACCCGGGAAGGCATACTCGGCCAGCGCAGCCGTCGCCTATGGGTACGGGTCGCCAGCGTTCCTCGTCGATGACACGGGCGGGGCGCAGAAGCTACTGATTGCGGGCCACCATGTAGCGGCAGGCCGGGTGACCCTAATCAACGACGAGACTGGGAGCGTCTCCGCGACCTCGCTGGTGACCAACGACTTCGACGGGAGAGGTCATCCAATCGCATGGTGCGACGTTGCGTCGACAGGCTCAGGGGGAGGGGGAGCAGCGGAGCCCGACGACAAGTTCTTCATCAAGTGGCACAACTACGCAGGCACCGAGGCGGCGGGTGTAATGATGCCGGATGGGACTGGCATGTACGGGGCGGGCGACGTGCTTCGGTACATGCTCTCCTTCTCCAGACTTCGCATCGACCACGGACGACTCGCCGCTGCCATCCCGCAGCTCAACCAGTTTAGGATTGATACTGCTATCTGCTGCGGGCCGGACGAGCGCTTCACTCCGTGGGAATGGATAGAGGATCACCTGTCGTCCATTCTCCCCGTGTCTTGGCGAATCTCGACTGGCGACCAGGGGGGCCATTACCCGGTCTACTGGAGGTTCGACGCAACCTCGCACGATGCAGTTGCCAACATCACCGCGACAGCCGAGGCCCATGCTGCCGATTCAATCAACCTCCACAGCGAGGTGGTCGCAGGGACGGCGTACCGAGACGGCATGGCGTCCTTCTCGCCTCGGTCAGAGGTAGCCAACGAGTTCACTCTGGACTTCCAGGGCGACTTCAAGGACGGGGCATATTGGGGGAGGCGGACATTGACTGGCGACCACGCCCTCGCCGCACAGGACGACAGCGTCGGCTCCAACTTCTACTGCCACATCTCGAGGACGAGGTACCGGGGTCCAGACAACCTCCCGCAGACCGTCTCGATGGAGCTGACGACAGACGTCGTCTGGGACGAAGCGACGGCGACGGCGGTCCTCTCGTGGATGAGCAGGCGACACGCCATCCAGAGCATCTTCGTCTCTTACATCGTTGACGCGGAGGTCGCCTGTCACCTAGAACCTGGCGATATGCTTCTGGTGACAGACGCGGAACTCAAGTTCACCGAGTACCTGTTCATGGTCGAGCAGATAACATGGAGGTCCGACAGGTTCCTGGGGCTGGACCTTCGCTCGCTGACTGATGCAGCGAGGGACATGCTCGGAGCTTGAAGGCGAGGGACACCACTGATGGGTTTGGAAGCACTCGGAGACGCAGGCATCGGAGTCGTGGCTGCGGTCCTTATCATTCGCGAGGTCTTGAGTTACCTCAAGGCCCGAGAAGCTCGAGAGGCTGCGAGCAAAGGAGACGATGACGGCGACTGCGACGAGGCTCTCGGCAAGCTCGACAGCATCGACGGGAAGCTCGACGACCTAGCGGGGGCGACGTTGCAGATGTCCGCGATTCTGTCGCGCACCGACCCTGATGGGCTGCCGCTCTGTTACACGCCACGCAGTCTCGTCTCGACTCTCGAGAAGCTAGCGTCGAGCGTCGACAGGCTCGGAGAGCGCATCAGGTGACGCACCCTATCCTCGTCAGAGTCAAAGAAATCGGCGGCGCAGTCTTCACGGACGGCGACTGGAATCTCAACATCGTCGGCATCCGAACCTGGCGCGGCTACCCCAACATCTTCGACGACGTTCTCCATGTCCTCTACAAGGAGCGCGGGCAGTGGGTCGACCGCTGGTGGCCTATCACGACCGACCCCGGTGCGTACTGGCTCCAGCATCCGATGAATCGTCTCGGCTGTGCTGCTGTCGTTGCCGACCGTCAGTATAGGTCCTGCTGGCGGCTCGGTCTGCATCGAGGCAAGTACCTCGCGCTGGTTCAACGAGACTGCTGGGACATCGCCGTCCATCGAGACGACAACCTCGACAGCAAGGTCGACTACCGCGAAGACAACATCGACGTCGGCAACCACGCTATCAACTGCCACCGAGCAACGACACGCAGCGGAGGCTCTGTTCAGGTTGACAAGTGGAGCGCTGGCTGCCAAGTCTTCGCAGACCCGGACGACTTCGACGCCTTCGTTCGGCTCTGCAAGAAACAGCAGAGCGAGCGAGGCTTCGAGCGCTTCACCTACACCCTCCTCTCGGAGTGGACATGACACCACGAGCCAGCAAGACCATCACCGTCGGCGCGATTCTGCTCGTCGTCGCAATCGTTGCGGGCTTCTCCGCGCTTCGACGCGACAGCGAGCCAGCGGAGCCAGTCGAAGTCGAAGACGACGACAGCGCAGATGACGACGACAGCGGAAGATTCGACTACCTACCCCCAGCTCCGAAGGAGTAACAGATGACCATTCCCGACAGACTACGCAGCCGGAAGTTCTGGCTCGCGGTGACGGGCGCACTGATGGGCGTCGCGCTCCCCATCCTGAACGGCGAAGTGCCTCCCGAGCGCGGGCTCGAAGCTGCTGCTGCCATTCTCGTTTCGTACATTCTCGGACAGGCGTGGCAAGACTCGCAGAAGGGCGACGACGATGCCTCGTAAAGCAGCAGCGAAGAAGACAGCAGCGAAGAAGAAGCCCGCAGCGAAGAAGACAGCAGCGAAGAAGAAGCCCGCAGCGAAGAAGCAGACGTCGAATCCTAGCGCGCCCAGAGCGTCGACAAGACGTCGCAGGCTCGAACACAAGCAACGCGCAGCAGAGGCAATCGAGAAGCACTCAGGGCCCGTCCTGCGCCTTCTGGCAGATGTCGTCCACGAACTCGCAGACGAGGTCGATGGGCTCAGCCAGATGGAGCAGGACCTCGCCTACTGTGCCGAGCTGTCGCATCGACTCGACAAGGCTGTCACCTTCGGCGACCCGCTGCTCGAGGCCCTCGACGGACTCGTGCTGTTCTTCGTCGCTGCTGCTGCCGTCGGTATCTTCCGGGCAGTCGAGCGCCACGAGAACATCAAGTCGCGAAGGCTGTCTCGCCTCAAGGACAGGTTGGTCGAGCGAGGCGACAAGCTGACAGCAGGACAGCGACAGCGACTTGAACGCAGAATCAAGCGGCTCGAGGGTTAGCTTCGCAGCTCGACAGTCGCCGCGATTAGATACGCAGCATGGTCGAGGAACTCCTGCGCTGTTATCAGCGGCCCCTCTGCGAGCAGACAGCCGTCGTGGTCCTCTGCGCCGCACTCGACGCAGAGTCCGTCCTTCTCTCGTTGCTGCTCGATTGACGAGACGACAGCGACACGCAGAGCGAGGAAGCCTTCGTCGACAGGGTCATCCGTCCAGAGCGTCATCGGCGGTCGTCCTCCAGTCATTGTCGAACAGGCCCGGGGCCTGTCGCATCAGAGCCACCTGACTCGAGAGGACTCCAGACCCAGGGAATAGGTCGTCGATGACATCCCCCTCGCGGAACCCAAGCATCAGGAGCAACCAGTTGCAGAACTGCGGCGGCTTCGACCCTAGCAGAGAGCTGCCGTTCAGGCCCGACTGACCTTTGCGTCGCGGCGTCGATGAGCGTCTCCGCAAGACACGCAGTCGAGCGAGTCGGTCGATGCGTCAAGCCTCAGGTCGCCAGAGCCGCAGCTCGAGCAACGCTCGACAGCGTACCCGCCTTCGACCCATTCGCGCCACGACTCGACGCATGGTTCGCAGAGCATCCCGCCGACAACGACAGGTGCCGAGGGGCCGCGCATCACCTGCGCGACGTTCGCCCACTCATCTGCTGATGGGTCGACGGGCACGCCGCAGCGGAAGCAGTAGCCGACCCGCGTCGCGTCGTCTAAGAATTGCGGGAGCGTCTCGCAGACGACTGTCGATTCGATTCTATCCATCTGTTCCTCCGATGAGTGCGCCCCGTCTCTCCGTGTCGTCGAGAGACATTCGCCTGGGCGCGTGGCTAGACCACGCTGGCAACGGAACAGACGCGCTCGGAGCTGCCAGACAGCCGTGCGAAGGAC